GCGCGCGGTGGGCCACGGAGCGCGCCAAGGACTGCTCGCTGAACCCGCGGCTGGGCCGCATCCTTTGCATCGGCACCTCGGAGGGGCTCTGGTACGCTGAGACGCCCGAGGCCGAGATTGACGTGCTACAGAATGTGTGGGCGCGGCTGTCCATCAGCAAGGGCCGGGTGGTGACGTGGAATGGGAGCTGGGACCTTCGCTTCATTTTGCTCCGCTCCATGCACCTGCAGCTCGAGCCGCCAGTGCCGGGCGATGTCATTGCCTCTTGGTTCCAGAAGTACCGCTATGCGCCGCACTTTGACTGCAAGGCCGCGCTGATGAACTGGGAAGTGCGTGCCTCGGAAGGGCTTGGCGATTGGGCGCGTTTTTTGGGCCTAGAGGGCAAGATGGACGGGCTCTCAGGGGCGGATGTGTACCCGCTCTTCTTGGCCGGCCATCACACCGAAATCGCCGACTACTGCGCGCAGGACGTGCGCGCCACGCAGGACATCTACCGCCGCATCGTGCCCCTCTTCACCAACACCCCCTTCTGACATGCGAAGCTCTGACAGCATTGCCAACCTGGCCGCCGCGCTTGTGACAGCGCAAGGCGAGCTGAAGGCGGTCCACAAGGACCGCGAGAACAGTCACTTCAGGAACAAGTACGCGACCTTGGACGCCATCATTGACGCGGTGCGCCCGGCGCTCGCGAAGCACGGCCTGGCGGTGGTCAGTGGGGCCACGCGCCCGCTGTGCTCCGACGCGGGGACGTTGCTGGGGTTCGAGGTCAGCTCCACCCTGCTGCACAGCTCGGGCGAGTGGCTGGAGTCCGCGGCGATTATGCCGCTGGCGAAGCACGACCCGCAGGGCGCAGGCTCGGCGATGACCTACGGCCGGCGCTACTCCCTCTCGGCGCTGCTGTCCCTCGCTACGGACGACGACGACGACGGTGAGAGCGCGATGCCGCCGCGGCAGGCCACCCCAGCCCGTCCGGCCGCTCCGGCCCCCCGCCCTGCGGCTCCCCGTGCGCCCTCGCCTGGTCCCCAGCGCCTCGGCGAGACCATGCAGGCGGCGGTTGAGGCGCTCGACCTCGAGCATATGCCGAACTGCCCGAAGTGCGCCGGGGCAATGTGGGACAACCGCGTGGGCAAGAAGAACCCGAAGGCCCCCGACTGGAAGTGCAAGGACAAGCAGTGCGACGGGGTCGTCTGGCCGCCGAAGCAGGGCACCGCGGCCCCCGCAGCACGACGGGCGGTCCCGAAGGAGCAGAGCTGGGAGGACTTCCCCCCAGAGCTTGAGCAGGAGCCCGACGAGCTGCCATTCTGACCGCGAGCGCTATGTATGCAACAGGCCGGCTATAGCAGGTCACCAGTCCTTGCGGGGCGGTGGCCTACCGCAGCCGGCCTGTTGCATACACGGCGTGTTAAATTGCACCTACCCACCTTCACCCACTTATAATGCCGAGCCGTCAGTCGTATTTCCCGTGGACGCCCGAGCACGACCAGCTCCTGCGAGAGCTCGTCCGCCAGGGATTATCGGACCCCGAAATTGCCGCGCGGTATCGAGCGATTGGCATCGCGCGCTCCAAGGCGAGCATCCGGCTCCGCGTGGTGGGGCTGGGGTTGCCCAAGTTTACCGAGCGGATGCAGTGGCGTCGCGCTGAGCTTGCCGAGCCTGAGGGGAGCGCGCCGGGGGGCGACCTGCAGCCGGCACCGCTGCCTCCCCCAGACCCTATTGACGTTGAGCGCGAGCGTCAGACGCGCCTGAAGGCTTTGCGCGAGGAGCGCGAGGCGCTGACGGCCATCGCCGGCGAGCGCTCCCTGCGCGAGCATTTGACGGCCAGCATCGCCCGCGTGGTGCCGCAGTTCGGGCCCCCGCCAACGTATGCTTCCCCCGTTGTCGACGCGAGCGCATCACGCGAGACCGTTGTGCAGATGTTCAGCGACTGGCACTGCGGGGAGAACGTTTCCTACGAGGCCACTCGCGGCTTCAACGAGTACGACGATGCCATCTTCAAGGCGCGGCTGGACCGCATCGTCCGCGCGCACCTGGGCATCAAGGAGCGGCTTGAGAAGGGCCAGCTGTATCAGTTCGAGCGCCTCGTCGTGGGCTGCAACGGCGACTTTGTGAGCGGCACCATCCACGAGCTTGAGAAGCACTCGGACCACGACAACATCGTCTGGGCGGTTCACTCGACCGGCCGCGCGCTGGCTGAGGCATTGCGCGCCTTCGCCGCCGCGTACCCGACCGTGGAGGTCTTCTGCACGAGCGGCAACCACGGGCGTCTCCCCGACGCGCGGCGCGTGCAGCAGAAGGAGCCCACGCGCTCGTGGGACACGCTGGTCTATCTGTTCGCGCAGGAGATGCTGCGCGATGTGCCGAACATCAAGTTCTGGATACCGAACAGCTACAGCGTGGCGTGGGACATCTACTGCCACAGATTCTTGCAGACGCACGGGCACGACGTCAAGAGCTGGAATAGTATCCCGTGGTACGGTCTCAACCGCTTGGTCGGCAACATCAACGCGCTTGAGGCGGGGCGCGGCAAGCCGGTCCACTACTGGCTCTTCGCGCACTTCCATAATCCATCCTCGCTGCCGCACGCGACTGGCGAGAGTTTCGTCAATGGCTCACTGATTGGCGCGAACGAGTTCGCGCTCAATGCGCTGGGCAAGGCGGACCGTCCGACGCAGTGGATGCTGATGGTGCACCCAGAGCACGGCGTTACCTCACGCTGGCCGCTCTACGCCACGGGAGGCATCCGCTGATGCCGGCGAAGGCGAAAAAGAAGGCCGCCGTGGCACGGCGTTACCCCGCGGTCCCGAAGGTCGCCGAGGCCCCTGGGGGCCCGGTGACGGTCAAGCTGGTGGACAAACTCGTGCACCGGGGGGACGAATGCTGGGGTCTGTATGACCCCGCCGAGCGCACCATCAGCATTGACCGGACGGCAAGCAAGCAGCACCAGTGGCGCATCTACTACCATGAGTGGGCGCACGCGGGGCTCTGTGACGCGGGGCTCGACAACGCGCTCACGGAGCAGCTCAACGAAGCCATCTGCGACGCGCTCGCGACCGCGCGCATGCGGGAGCGTTTCGGATGAGCGGTAAGGGCAGCGCCCGCCGTCCCCTCTCGGTTGACACACAGACCTACGCGCACCGGTGGGAGGCCACCTTCCGCGCGCCGGCGGCGGAGCCCGCGGATGACGACGGCGATAACGCTCTCATCCTTCTGTACACGCACGAGCTAGACGATGACGCCGCGGATTGAGCTCTCGCCCGGCGAGCTGGCGGTGGCGCAGGTAATTGCCAGCCTGCGCCAGGCCGTGAACCGCGAGGCCGGCCGCGTCAACCTTAAGGCCGGCCCGCAGGACCCGATGATTACCGAGCTGGTCGGCATTTACGGCGAGGTCGCCTTCGCGCGGTGGGCCAACGTGTTTCCCGACCTCAGCGTCCACCTGCGCGCCGGCTCCTTCGACGCCACTTGGCTTGGCTGGAGCGTGGACGTGAAGAGCAGCCGCAACGCGAGCGGACCGCTCTGGGTGGACAGCCGGAAGCGTCCCGATGTGTATGTGCTGGCGCTGGTGGAGGGCACCACGGTCACGCTGGCGGGCTGGATGCCGGCGGGTGAGGCCCACGCCACGCCTCGGGCGCAGGTGCCGCAGGACGAGCTCTACCCGATGGCGTCACCCCCTGAGCCGGCGGGGGTTGACATCGCACCGCACCGGTGGTAATCTGCCCCGTGCGGTGACTGACACACCGCTCTGGCGCTGTTGGAGCAGATGCCGGACCCCGCAGCATCGGGCCCCCGTCCTTGAGGTGCCACCCGCCAGCCTACGGTTGTCGTGGTGGGCTCCACCCTCGAGGCGGGGGCTTTTTCGTCAAGAGAGCAGATGAGTCGATTCGCGATTGTGCCCACCGAGGTGCTGCGGCACCCGGCCCTGACGCCGCAGGACAAGCTCGTGCTGACCGTGCTGTCGAGCTACGCCGACACGGACGGCTACTGCTGGCCTAGCGTTGCGACCCTATCCGCGGACAGCGGTTTGTCGGAGCGGTCAGTGCAGTATGCCCTAAGGCACCTGCAGGAGGTAATGGTGGTAGAGGTCAAGCGGTACCAGCGGGAGGACGGCGGCCAAGGGTCGAACTCGTACTGGGTCCGCGGCTTCGACCGAGGGACCGTGCAACTCGTGCACCAGGGGGGTGCACAGCTTGCGGGGGCCCCCCCGCAGGAGGTGCACCCAAACAGTACCAGTAAGAACAGGACCAGTCTAACAACAACGACAACGACAACAGCGCGTGAGGCGGCGTTGCGTTTTGACACGCCAGACGCGCAGGATGCCTACGAAGCCTACCGCCGCGCGCATCGGCATCCGGGCGCCTTCGACTCCACGCTCCGCGCCCTGCAGGAGGGGATGACAAGCGGCCAAGCGATGCCGCTCGAGGCGATTGGGCGCGCGTTGCTGGAGCTGCAGGCAAACGGCGAGGCGTTCAACGTCAGCCGCTTGCGTGGCTACCTGCGCGGCTTGGACCGCGCGCCGGCGGCCCCGACCACCGCGGGGGGTTACAAGCGCCGCGGCGGGCCGGTGGATGAGGCCGCGATGACGGCCAAGGTCGACGCCATTCTGGCCGAGCGGGGGGTGACGCTATGATGCGCGCCCCGCTGACGACCGGCCGGATGGTCGCCGCCCTCACGCGGCTGAATCAGGTGTTCGCAAAGTTTGACGAGGATGAGCTCACGAAGGTGGCGGCAAGCTACGCGGAGGTGTTGGGCGATTTGGACGCCGAGCAGGTGGATGGGGCGGTGACGCTCGCGCTCAAGCTGGAGGGCCGGTTCCCGTACCCGGCCCGGCTCCGCGAGCATGCCTCGGAGTGGACTAAGCGCAACCGCATTCAGCTCGCGCCGGCGGCGGGAGAGCGCGAGAGCCGGCTCTGCCCGCAGTGCGACGCGCGGCCGCGGCTGGCGGTGCTCGCCACGACACTACTGGACGGGACCGAGAGCACGGTCTCGCGATATATCTGCCCCTGCAACCCAGCCCAACACGCCCGCGGCGGCTATGTGCCGATGCCGGCCAATTTTGTGGCCTGGGACGATACTGACACGCAAGACCACTAAACCCCCACACCCCCTTCTGACTATGCGAAGCTCTGACCCTATCCACGGCCCCGCGCGGGCCATCCAGCCAATGAATGCGCTGACCCGCGACGGGCGTCGCATTGAGGCCCGGCTGCATCTCGACCACCTCTACCGAGTGTTGATTGCGCGTGCGATGCAGCGACACTTTGGACTGCTGCCGGCGGGGGAGGTGTCCGATGGGTGAGTATTCGGCCTCCACGGTCGTCTTCGGTCCCGGGCGCGCCGTGCTGGTGTTCGCCGTTAGCGACGACGAGCCCGAGCTCCGCCTGCGGCTGCGGTGCTCCAATCTTCCTAACTGGCTCGACCGCCCGCGGCGGAACATCGTCGCCATCACGCTGGGCACCAGCGCGCACCTGTCGCCGGAGCTCGGCGCGTGGAGCGTGGAGCGGCTGGCGGCCCTGCTCGCGCATGAGTGGCGGCACCGGTGGCAACGGGAGCGGTACGGCATCTGGTACGCGCCGATGGCGATATGGCGCGTGCTGACCGACGGCTACAAGGGCAGCGACATGGAGGACGACGCCGACCGGTTTGAGGCCAACTACGGCCCTCGCTTTCTGCGCGCCGCGGGCCAGCTCAAGCGTTCCACCTTCTTCCGAGATTAGTCATGCATGACCCGGTGAACTACCCATCGCACTACACGCGCGGCGGAATTGAGTGCATTGACGCCATCCGCGCCGCGCTTGGCGACGATGGGTTCGTGTCGTACTGCCGCGGGCAAGCCCTCAAGTATGCGTGGCGCTCCGGCCTGAAGCAGAGCCACGCAGAGGACCTGCGGAAAGGGGCGTGGTATTTGAGCCGAGCCGCGGAGGTGCTAGATGCCCCACAACGTTAGCCTGCCGACGCACCGCTACGTCTTTGTCGACGACGCCTTCGTGCACCGCCAGCCTGTCGGCGCGCGCGTGCCGGCCGTCTGGTGGGGCGTGAGCTCTGATGCCGGCCGCGCGCTGGGCTGCCACGTTCTGCTGGAGTCCGGCGCGCTGGTGCTGGACCTGCCCCTGCACGCGCTCTCGCATCTGCCCATCGCTCCGACGCTCGAGCTGCAAGAGGTGTGCGCGTGGGATGCGTTTGGGGCGGACGTGGAGCTGTTCGAGTCGCCGTACCTGAGCGGGTTGACGGCGACCCTGCTGGATACGCAGCATGCGCTGACCGAGCTTGAGGGCGAGCTGTGGTTCGGGGTGGACTGGCTACGGAACGGCTGGTCGCAGTACCCCGAGCAGCACAAGCACCTCTGGGTCGTGGCGGCGCACGACGGCACTATGCGCGCGTTGCCGCAGGACCGGCTCTTGGTCCACGAGGCCAGCTTTACCGAGCACCTTGGGGTGCCGCCTATCGCGCGGCAGCGCACGGCTTGGAGCGCCGAGCGGTGAGCTACCCCTGCACAGCCTGCGGGGCGTGTTGTCGGCGGGTGGGGGCTATCCTTGCCAGCCCGATGCCGTCGGCCGGCACGGTCAACGCCCGCGCGCGCGCGGAGTTCCCGTATCAGGCTCGGCCCGACGGGAGCTGCGAGCAGCTCACCGAGGAGGGCACCTGCGCGGTCTACGAGGACCGGCCGCTGCTGTGCTCGGTGGACCGGATGCGCGCACTGCATCAGGTGCCTGAGCCCCTCTACTACGCCCTCTCCGCCGCGGCCTGCAACGCGATGCAGGCGCAGGACGGTATCCCCGAGTCGTTCCGCGTGTTTCTCCTTACCCTTCCCACCCTCAGCGCCGATGTCTGACAATGCCTACCCGCCGGGTCACTTTGAGGCGTGCCGCGCCGGATGCACCTGCCCCCGTATCGACAACGGCTACGGCCGCGGCTACGGCCACGGCATGGACGGCAAGCCCTACTACGTCGTCGTCGACACCTGCCCCCTCCACGCTGACGTTCGTGCTCCCGCTGCCGCCGAACCTGGCGAATAGCCGCTGGCACTGGCGCGTCAAGCAGAACAAGAAGAAGCAGTACACCGCGGCGCTAGACCTGCTCCGGGTCGCCAAACTGTTGCCGCCCGTGCCAAGTGTGCCGTGGCCGCGCGCGACCGTGACCGCGGCGCTGGTGCTCGGCGCGGCGCAGGACGACGACAACGCCATCGCGCGCTGCAAGTGGGCCCTTGACTGGATTGTGCGGGCCGGCTACTTGGTCGACGACCGACGCAAGGTCGTGCGCTGGGGCGGCTTCCCAGAGCAGCTCGTGACCCGCAAGCAGGACTATACCCTCACCCTCACCCTGACACGCTGTGACTGACGAGACGACAACCCCCGCGCCCGTGCTGGCCCTCCCGCGCTGCTTCCCTGGCACGAGCTGGCGCGCCTATTACCGCGCGCTCACCCTCGACCAGGCGGTGACGCTGGCGCTGGTGAGCAAGCTCGAGGGGAGTGACCCGAAGAGCATGATTGAGGACGTGCTGACGCAGCGCGGTCTCGAGATTCCCATCTCGGCCATCGACGGGCTGATGGCCCCGCCGGTGCAAAGCTAAGGGCCGAAAGAGGGGGGGGTTGACATCTGACCTGAACGGTGTAGTTTCATACTCATCGGTCAGCGACTGCTGGCCGACCACCTCCCTCAAGAGAGTCCACGATGACCGCCACGACGACCACCCCGACCACCGCCGACATCCTCGCCATCTGCAACAGCCAGTTGGCCGAGCTGGAGTCGACCCTTCGCATCGAATCTTTTTGTCTGACCGACACGCCGTTCGTTGTCGGCTTCGGCCCGCACCAGTATTGCGCCATCGACCAGCGTGAGGGCAACGTCGTGAAGACGGTCAAGCACGCCTACCTCGAGGACGCGCCGCGATTCAGCCGCGAGGACGCCGAGGCGCTTTGCCGCAACGACAACATCAAGGATGGCAACGGCGCGGTCGCCCGCCCGCTGGTCTATATCCAAGCCCTGAAGGCCGAGATTGAGAGCCTGAAGGAAAGCATCGCCTTGTTGGTTGCGGCGGCGTTCTGATGTTGACCTTCCCCCATTGGCTTGCCACCGAACCCCGGTGGCTGGCCGTTGCCCCGCTCGCGTTCGTGCTGGTCCTCGCGCTCGTTGAGCCGTGGCTGCGCGACCCCGCCGCTCCCTCCTCCGATGAGTGATACTTCCATGGAACAGCGCATTATTGCCACGCATGTCCTCCGCAACCCGGTCTCGGGCGGCCCAACTTACTACGCGACCATGGACGATGGGCGGGTGTGGTCCACGGTGACGCTTGACGATGGCGCGGTGGCGTGGCGACTGCAGGCCCCCCCGTTGCCGGCGGAGGCGTGGCGGCCGCACCAGGCGGAAGGGTAGCGTGGTCAGGCGGGCCGCAACCGTCCTGGATAACTCTGTGCGCGCGCCCTGTCAGGCGCTGCCCCAGCCGCCACTGCGGTCGTAAGGGGGCGAAACACTTGTATCCTCTTGCCGTTGACCCCCCTCGCGCCGGCCATTACCACCGCTCTTGACACTTAGGGCATATGCCCTGTATTCCATTTATCACCTGCTTTGGGAGAGTTCAATGCCGTCGATTCGGGTAGTTGAAGTGTCGCTGGATGCGGCCGTGAAGCTGCTGCGCCAGGAGCTTAAGCGGGAGTTCCCAGGGACAAAGTTTTCGGTTACCCGCGACCGCGGCACGGCCTATGGGTACGTCTCGGTGCGGTGGCAGGATGGGCCGCCGATGCGCGAGGTCGATGCTATCTGTGCGGGCTACGCCGGCACGCGGTATTCGTGCGCGGAGGACCTCGAGCACGAGATTACGCACGTCGCCGCGGACGGCGCCGGGGCCCCGATGCAGGTGCGCTATCGGACCCGCAGCATCCTCTGCTCGCGGACCCTCTCGCCGGCCTGGTGGGCGATGTACATCCGCCTGATGCTTGAGCTCAACGAGCATGCGGCCGTCGCCGGCCCGTATTCGGCCGAGGAGCTGCTGGCGATGGGCGACGAGGCGCTGGTAGAGGCCGCGACCTGCACCCGCCTTGGTGGGGACTGGCTCTCAGGGTTGGCCTGGCGCGCCTCTGAGCATCAGGAGGCAGTGCGATGACCGACCGACCGCACGGCTCGGCCCGCTACGGCGCGGTTCTCAGCACAGGCAAGTGGGAATACCGCCCCGACGCCGGCGATGACCGCTGGGTGAAGCACTGGGTGGCGCTCGACCAGCCACGCGAGACGCTCCGTTGGTGGCGCCATCCCGACTGCCGCACCCCCGCCGACTATCGCGCCTGTGCCGAGGTCGTGGAGCGTTGGGAGGCCGACCACGCGCCGAAGATGCGTCGGCGGGTGGTGCAGGACACAGAAGGTCCGCACTTCTACGCGGTGTCGCTGAACGGCGGCATCGTGTGGTCCAGCTCGAGCGAGTCGCAGGCGCGCCGATGGGCTGCGGAGGGCGAGGAGGACGTGGCCGCACGCGATGTGCAGACCGCCATCCGAATGGGCACGCTGTACGCCGACCTCCTCGCACGGCCTGATGAGGAGGTGCCCCGTGGCGAGTGACGAGCTGACGCCTGAGACAGCGCGGGAGTTGACGCCGAGCGAGTGGCTCCTGCTTGTTTCAGAGACCGCCGGCGTACTCGCCGTGGCTGACGACCGCTACTCCAGCAACGACCGCTCGTGGACGACCGCAGACAAGAAGGCCCGCGAGGCCGAGCGGGGTGCCCTCGCCGCGTGGGAGCGTGACCGCGCCCGACTCGCAGAGGTCACGGCGCAGAGGGACGCGCTGGTGGAGGGCGGCAAGTGACGCGCCCGCTCACCTACGTTGAGCTATTCGCCGGAGCTGGCGGGTTGTCGCTGGGCCTCGACCGCGCTGGCTGGCATTGCGTAGCCCACGCCGAAATCGAGCCGCACGCTCGGGCCGTGTTGCGCCGCCATTGGCCCGACACGCCGCTCTACGGCGATGTCGCCGCGCTGGACGGCACCCAGTTTCGCGGCGTCACCCTGCTGTCGGGCGGGTCGCCGTGCCAAGACTTGTCCATTGCGGGCAAGCGGGAAGGCTTGAGCGGCCGTCGCTCGGGCCTCTTCCATCATCAGGTGCGTATCTGGCGGGAGTCAGAGGCACCGCTACTCTTGTGGGAGAACGTCGTTGGAGCGCTATCAAGTAATCAAGGGAAGGACTTTGCCCGCATCCTTAGCACCATCACTGGAGCACCTGTCGCTGTTCCCCGCGACGGACGGCGGCGGCGGCTTAAGTGGGCCAACGCTGGATTTATTCAAGGGACTCGCGGAGTCGCCCTTGCGTGGCGAGTGCTTAATCTTCGCGAGTTTGGCATCCCTCAACGGCGGCGGCGCGTCTTTATCCTCGCTTCTCGAACCAGCCGAGTCAATCCCCGAGAAGTATTACTTGACGCCGAGAGCGTGCGCGGGCATTCTCAAGCGCGCACAGAAGCGCGGCAAGTTGATTCCCGAGCCGCTGCTGTCGTCGCTCAAGGCGGTGGCGCAATCGGATTCGACGCCTACAACCTCGCCATAACGGGTGATGTGATTGCGACCATCAGCGGCGCGGCGTCTGATGTGAATCACACGCACGGCGTGTTGCAGGATGCCGGCATTAAGTGCCTGACGCCGTGGGAACCCCAATCTGCTCGTATTTACGATGCCTCTGGTGGCGCCCCGGCCATAACGGCGTGCTACGGGCAAAACAGACAGGCAGTATTTGACGCCGTCGTTAAGTGCCTGACGCCGTGGGCACCCCAATCTGCTCGTATTTACGATGCCTCTGGTGACGCCCCGACGTTGAGCGCCAACGGCGGCAAGGCAGGGCAGAACAGGCAGGCCGTGTTCGACGCTTACGCGATAGCGATTAACGCGGCCCAGCCCCACCCCCGCCCCCGCCGCCTAATGCCCGTCGAGTGCGAACGCTTGATGCATTGGCCGGACGGGTGGACCGCTGACGGCATCGACGAGAAGGGACGCAGCTACGCCTGCGCGGATACGCCACGCTACAAGCTCGTCGGCAACGGCGTCGGGTCGCCCGTTGCGGAATGGATTGGACGCCGCATTGCTTTACACATCAAGGAGGCCTCGTGACCGACACGCCCAACGCCCCGACGCCGACCACCCCAGCGACCGCAGGGCAGTTGCGCGAGGACCCGGATTGGCACCGTTGCCGAGCGCGGCAAGGGGGAGGCCCCGTGGGCCAGCCGACCGTCCTTGACCTGTTCGCCGGCTACGGCGGATTTTCGCTGGCTTTCCACGTTGCTGGATTCCGCACATTGGCCTTCTCTGAAATCGACCCCTATGCCTCTGCCGTCCTTGCCCACCGATTCCCCAGCGTCCCCAACCTCGGAGACGTTCGAGGTGTCACCCGCTCTTCAGTTCTTGACCGATGCGGTGTACTCCCGACTGTCGTTACTGGTGGATTCCCTTGCCAGCCGCACTCAGCCGCCGGAAAGCGACTCGCCAGCGCCGACGAGCGCGACCTTTGGGACGAATGCGCTCGGGTGCTTCGGGATATACGACCCAAGTTCGCGCTGTTCGAGAACGTCGCGGGCCTGTTTAGCTCTGAGCGGGGAGCTTTTTTCAACCGAGTACTTAGCGACTTGGCCGCGCTCGGGTACGCTTGCTCGTGGGAGACTCTTTCGGCGGCAAACGTTGGCGCACCTCATCGACGAGATAGGGTCTGGCTCCTCTGTGTTGATGAATTGGCCGACCGCCACAGTAACATCTGGGGCGCAGACCGCGGACGCCCCAACGCCACGGCAAACGGGCGGCACGACCTTAGCTGGGGCCGTGCAGAAGAATTGGCTGACTCCCCGAGCGAACGAGCCGGAAGAGGACGCGCTGGCGTTCTCGCTGCGGAACGGGGACCGCGGCCTGCACTGCCACGGGAGCCTGAGCAGTCAGGTGAAGGACTGGCCGACAGCCGCCAGCAGGGACTACAAGGGGGAGAGCGGCACTGGGCGACAGGAACGCAAGGGGCACCCAGCGGACACGCTTCCGAACGCGGTGGCGCAATGGCCGACTCCGACTGCAGCCGAGGGGTCGAAGATTGGGAGCCAGGCCAACTACGGGCAGTTAGGCCTCTCGAATCATCCCGCCATCGTGGGGGAGCCGACGCGCCCGAAGGGGCAGAAGTCGCGTTCTGGCCCGCCGCCCACGGCCTCTGGCCCGCTCGGCCCGGACAGCCGCAGCACGGATGGGAGCCGCCAAGAGTCGTGGCCCAGCCCTCGGGCTTCGGACGGCAGCAAGGCGACGCGGACGCCGGAGGAAGCGGCGCAGGAAGTGTCGCGGAACAAGGGGCCGGACTTGGGGGCGGTGGTCGTTGCGAACCAAGCGAGAGCGGAGTCGTGGGCAACGCCGACCACGGACAACGCGAACAACGCGACAAGGGAATCGGGGGCGTTTCAGTCGCTGACGCGGCAAGCGGGCAAGCTCAACCCCAGCTGGGTCGAGACGCTGATGGGCTTGCCCATCGGTTGGACGCAGTTGCCGCACAAGTTTACCAAGCCCAAGAAAGGGACGCCGTAAACCGCACCAACCGCCTCAAGGCTATTGGCAACGGCATTGTGCCGCTGTGTGCCCTGCCGTTCGCGCTGGCGATTCGTTGCATCCTTACCGAGACCACCCAATGACCCGCCCACGCCAACGCTCCAGCGCCAGCCTGACCGCCGAGCTCACCGCCCGCATTGACGCCCTTCTGGAGGCTGGGGTGCTAGACCCGCATCGGGCCACCTACAGCGCCCCTACCCCCCGCCGCGCTCCCGCACGCGCTCGGGTTGTCACCCCCACCCCCACCCCCAGACCCAGCGTGCGCGCGGAACCGACGCTTGCCTCACCGCCCGCTCCGTCGCCGTCCCGACCCAAGCCGGCCCCTGCTTCACAGGCCCCGCAACGGACCACGCTCCGGCAGCAGCTTGCCAAAGAACGCTTCCGCGCTAACTACTGGCGCCGACGGGCCGAGCAGCTCTGCCGCGCGCTCTCCAAGGCCAAGCTCCCTATCCCCGCCGCACCCCGCACCAACACTGCCGTCTAGCGGCCCCTTGACGCCAACGCATCTTGGTATAGCTTTCACCGTCGGCCAGTTTTCCACACAATGATTGTGGATAATCAGAGCGCAGAATCAAGCAGCCCCAAGAAGCGAGTCGTGGGTCGTCCTTTTACAAAGGGTGACCCGCGAATTCGGCCATCCCACAAGGGCGGCCGGCCTCGTGACGAGTTCAGGGCTATGCTGCGTGAGGCGGCGAGCTCGGACACGGTCCTGGCTGGCCTGCAGCTTATCCTGAAAGACCCGTCCCACCCGCAGTTCCTGAAGGCGCTGGAGTTCGCCGCGGAGCGTGGTTATGGGAAGGAAGTGCAACCGATGGAGGGCGGCCTGACGTTGACGGTCGTCCGACGTGACGAGTCTGGCCTCGGGGACCGGGGCATTTGATGGGCGCGGCGGTCTCACCCCTCGAGCAGGCTACGTTGTATCTGCCGGCACCGCTCCCTCACCAGCGCCCGGTGCTCGAGAGCGCCGCGAAGCGCAAGCTGTGGCGCGCGGGCCGGCGGACGGGCAAGACGCGCGCGGCGCTGGTGGCTGCTGTGGATGGGCACGGCCCTGAGCACGACCTGAAGGGCGTCCTGCAGGGGGGCGACATTCTCTGGGTCTCGCCGGATTATCCACAAAGCAACGCAATTTGGCGGGAAGAGATTCTCCCGCGGTTCAAGGGCTTGCCTGGGGTGACGGTCAGCTTGGTGGACCGTCGGGTGGAGGTTGCCGGCTACGGTTCGCTCGAGTTGCGGTCCGCGGAGGCGATTGATGGTGTCCGCGGCCGGCGCTTCGATGGCGTCATCGTGGATGAGGCCGCGCACTTGGACCTCGAGTATGCGATGTCGGCGGTGCTGCTGCCGACGCTGGTGGACCGCGACGGCTGGCTGCTGGTCATCTCGAGCCCGAACGGTGGCCACGACGGGAACCAGACCAAGCGCGTGCCGTCCTACTTCAATATGGTCGCCGAGGACATTGAGCGGGGCTCGCGCGTTGAGTGGCGCGGCTGGCACAACAAGACTGAGGACAACCCTACGCTGGCGGCGAGCGTTGTCAAAGCCTTGCGCGCGGAGTACCCGGAGGGCTCGCTGACCGCGCAGCAGGAGCTGGACGCGCTGCTGGTGGCCGGCAGTGGGCGCTTCTACCCCGAGCTGGTCGGCCCTGGCATTATCGACAGCTTCGTCCAGCCGATGGAGCGCACCGGCAAGAGCTGGGCGTTGCCGGACTGGGCCGAGTTCTGGGGCTCCTATGATTGGGGCTATAGCCACCCCGCGGCGTTCGCCTGCTGGGCTCGGATGGGCAACACGCTCTACCTGCTCGACACGCTGTACCTCCACCGCCGCCAGGACGAGGAGCAGGCCGCGGAGGTCAAGGGCTGGGCGGACCCGCGCTGTCTCCGCTCGGTGTTCGCCGGCCACGACGCCTTCGCCAAGCGGATGGCGCATGTCGCCGCGGCGGAGACCGTGGCCGACGTGTTCGACCGCTACGGCGTGTCGATGGGGAAGGCGAATATTGACCGCGCCGCGGGAGCCAAGGCGGTGCGCCGGCTGCTCGGCAAGGCGGCTCCGGTGGCGCTAGTGGTGAACGACACGCCTGGCAACCGCCGCGTGCTCGAGGAGCTGTCACGGCTGGTGCCGGACCCGCTCAACCTAGACGTGCCGGCGAAGCGTGACGCGGACGAGCGTGGCCTGAACGGCGACGACGGCGCAGACGTGTTCCGGTACGGGGCGGCGTCGGGCTCGGTAGAGGTGCTCGAGCCGGTGCGGCTGAAGGGGCACCAGAACGTCACCGATGGGAAGGACGACGTGGACCCCTTTGAGCCGTCGGTGCAGCGGGTGCGCGGCATTTCGGCTGAGTATTCACACCGGTCCAACGGGCCGGAGGGACAATTCGGATGGTGACCGTTCTCGGCTGGCTAGTGGTGTTCGCGGTTGTGTTGACCGTTCTCGCGCTCGCCGCGGGTGTGACATCGGCCGCGCTGTATGTGCTGTGGCACTCTGTGCGGAGTGCGGTAGATACTGTTGTCGGCGCAGGGCCGGCATCGCATACGACCAAGGAGATTTGACATGGCTCGCGTTGTCCCGTTGACGGAACAGAAGAAGTACGACCAGAGCGCATGGGGCGCGCAGGACCAACTGGTGCTAACGGCAGTCCCGGCGGCGGCGTCGCCGGCGCTGGTCGGCAAGACGTT